ACATTTATTGGTGATGTAACCATGTCTGGGAACTTGACTGTAAATGGCACAACCACTTCTGTCAATTCCAATGAAGTAAACATTGGTGATAATATTCTCAAACTTAACAGTGACGAGACTGGTACACCTAGCCAAAATGCAGGTATAGAAGTTGAACGTGGTAGTGCAACAAATGTTGCATTTAGATGGAATGAAGCCACAGACAAATGGCAGTTTACAAACGATGGTAGTAGTTATATTGACTTAGGTGAAAGTGATCTAGTAGGTGATACTACTCCACAGCTTGGTGGCAACTTGGAATCTAATGGTAACAATATTAAATTAGCTGACAGTGATCAGATTGTATTAGGTAGTGACAATGATGCAAATATCAAACACACAGGCACTAATCTTAACATAAACGAAACCACAGGCGAAATTAATATAAGAACCTATGCTGATGACCAAGATGTAGTAATCAGCACAGATGATGGTAGTGGTGGTATAACAAATTATATCAGGGCAGATGGATCAACTGGTGAAGTAAAATTATATCATTATGGTTCAGAAAAAATAAAAACAACTACTACTGGTGCAACAGTTACTGGAGTATTAGTCAGTGATGGACTGACAGTAGATACAAGCACACTAAAGGTTGATAGCTCAAATAATAGAGTTGGTGTAGGAACCGCTTCACCAAGTGATACACTTCATGTTTTTAGTTCAACTACCTTAGATCACATTAAAGCAGATGGCCCTGCTGGTATAAATCGTAATTTGGAATTTGCAACTGCTGGCACTACACGATGGAACGTCTACACAAACTCTAATTCAGAATCTGGTTCTAATGCAGGGTCTAATTTTAGTATTGCTCGATATGCAGATAATGGAAGTTTTATTGGTGTTTCTGTATTTATTGATCGTTCTACAGGCAACGTGGGTATTGGTCAAACTAGTCCAGGCACTAGTTTACATATAAAAGATGCAATAACAAATCCAAACACAATAAGTAGTAATATGACAATTCCAGCAAGCAGTAACAGTATGATGGCTGGACCAATAACACTTAATGCAACGCTAACAATACCTAGCGGAAGCTCATGGACAATAGTATAAAATGGCAAGTATATTAAAAGTAGATACAATTCAAGGTGCAACTTCGGCAAATGTGGTAGCAATGCCAGCTGGTCATGTAATTCAAACTGTATTTCATAGTAGTGCAACAGTGGTAACATACAGCGGAGGCGCTTTTCAATCATTTGGTATGAGTAAAGGTTTCACTCCTCATTTTGCAAATAGTCTAATATGGCTAATGATAACTATAGCAGGTGAGCATTATGGTTACAGTGATTTGGGTATAAGATACAATGTTAAACAGGATTCAACAGTTCTTTATGATAGTCAATACACTGATTATCTTAGTAGCGACAATTCACAAAATATTAGTCAACACACAATGCAATGGTACGGAAGTGCTGGTAGTACCAGTGCAAGAAGTTATTCAGTTGTGTTCAGACCTAGTAATCCAAGTGGTACTGCAAGAGTAAACAATTATGGTGACCCGTCATATATGACTATAATGGAGATTGCACAATGAGTACTTTGTATGTTGATAATCTAGTAGAAAAAAGTTCTGGTCATGGTGTACATATTCCAGGACATGTAGTGCAGACTGCTCAAGCACTTAAGACAGATATTTTTACAACATCATCAACTTCTTTTACTGACATAACAGGATTATCCGTAACCTTAACCCCTATATTTTCCACAAGTAAAATGCTTGTTTCATATCATGTAGCTGTCGGACATAATGTTCAAACTCAACATACTCTTCAATTAGTAAGACAAGTTAGTTCGTCAGACACTGTTATTAATCCAGTAGCATACAATCAAGGAACAAGTATGCAATATACTGGCAGTAGTAATGCAGGTTGGGATAGAGAAGTTATGAGTTATCAGATTTTGGATTCGCCTTCAACTACATCTGCTGTCAATTATAGATTAAGAACTTACATTTTTAATAGTAGTTATATTCAATATATAAATCGTTGTGACAATAATGTTAATGCTACTGGAACATCTACTTTGACAGTACAGGAGATTGCACAATGAGCGTATTAAAAGTTCAAGAGCTACAGCATACCAACGCAACCAGTGCAATGACAATCGACACAGCTGGTAGAATTAGTAGACCCAATAACTGTTTCTTTCATGTGTATATAGATAGTAGCGGAGGTAATCCAGGTACGGGAACTACATTCGATAGAGTACCGTTCACAGCCGCATTCCACAATGTGGGCAATCATTTTACTCTTGATGCTACAAATCCTAGATTTACTGCACCTATAACAGGTGTATATCAATTTAATTGGTTACTTAATTTATATGGTATTGGTGGCGGTAATTGGGTTAGACAAAGAGTATATATCAATGGTGGTGGCACTAATCAAGATTTTATTTTTACATACCTAGATTCTCAATCAACCGGCGATCAATCTTTTCAATCATCATTTTCATTCAAATTAACTGCAAATGATTATGTAGAATTTATTGCTAATACACAAACAACTGCAACATATTCTGCAGGACCAACTTGGAACTCTTGCACGGGTTACTTGATAGGATAAATATTGATAATAAAGGAATAAACAAATGACAGATATTGCAAAAGCACTAACAGAATTAGGAATTCAAGAATGGGTACTCAGAGGTGAACCTACTAGTAAAGATGAATTTGCAACCATGTATTCAAAAGTTACAGGTGCAGATGCAAGTGGTTCAGCTATCGAAAGCCAAAATGAATCAGACTGGGGAACTACTTGGGAAGCAGTTGTAGCCAAACGAGATGCACTAATAGCCGAAGAACCTATGAAGCTATTGAGGGCAGAACGTAATATTAGACTAGCAGAAACTGACTGGATGGGCAACAGTGATGTAACAATGAGTACAGCTTGGAAAAACTATCGTAAAGCACTAAGAGATTTACCAGCTTCAGCTGATCCAAAAATCAAAGACGGACTGTTAGACGAAAGCTCAGTCACTTGGCCCACTAAGCCTTCATAATTAGTATAAATATGTATAGCAGATAAGGTATACATATGAGTTTAAATTTTCCTTCAAGTCCAAGTAACGGTGATACATATGTCAGACTAGGACGTGGCTGGAAGTACAACAGTACTTCAGGCGCATGGGAAGCCTTGATTAATGTTAGTACAGCTTTTGATAGTGATGACATTGGTGAAGGTACAAGTAATTTATACAGTACACAAGAACGCACAGATGATTTTGTAAGTAATTTAATTACTGCTGGAACTAATATCAGTGTTAATTATAATGATGTTGCAAACAGTTTAACAATTGATGCAACAACGCCTACAACTATTTCTGGTAATGCTGGCACAGCTACAGCTTTACAAAATGCTAGAGATTTTAGTGCAACAGGTGATGCAACTGCATCAGCAGTGAGTTTTGATGGTACAGCTAATGTAGCACTTAACCTAACATTGGCAAACAGCGGAGTAAGTGCTGGAAGTTTTGGTAGTGGATCAGCTATACCAGTAATTACGGTTGATTCAAAAGGACGCATTACCAGTGCTAGTACTCAAAGCGTAAACATTGTAACAACAACCGATATTGCAGGTGACAGTGGTACGGATACAATCACACTTGGCACCGATACGTTAACCTTTGCTGGAACTAGCAACGAAATTGAAACAGCAGTTACAAACAATCAAGTACAAATAGGATTGCCCAATGATGTAACAATTGGCAACAACCTTACAGTAACCGGTACACTTACCGTAAATGGAACAACAACCACTATAAATAGTACCCAATTAGACATAGATGACCTTAATATCACTATAGCTAGTGGTGCTGGTAATGCCGCCGCGGCAAACGGAGCAGGCATCACAGTTGATGGTGCTAGTGCAACTTTAACATATGCTAGCACAGGTGACAAGTGGGTATTTAATAAAGCACCATTCTACAATACAAATGCACTGCTAACACAAGCAGATATTACAATAGGCACAGAAGGTACACCTGCAGGTAATGGTGCTATAGCTTGGAACTCCAGTGCTAAATCAATTACGTATACACCTCCTGTATTAAACGGCTTAACTGCAACAGGAACAACTGATTTTGGTTCAAACAAAATTACATATTCTAATCATTATGCACAAGAAAGTGACTTACCTAGTGCTAGCACCTATCATGGTATGTTTGCTCATGTACATGCAACTAACAAAGGATATTTTGCTCATGGTGGTAATTGGATAAAACTTATAGATGAAACTAGTAGTACAACAGCAGATTTGACAGAAGGGTCCAATTTATATTTTACAAATGAACGTGTAGACGACAGAGTTGCCGCACTGATTGTTGGTGGTAGCAACATTACAGCAACTTATGATGATGCCGCAGGAACACTTACTATAGATGGCGCGGCAGGATATGCAACAAGTAATTTTAATACAGATTTTGCGGCAAAAGATACAGATGACCTATCAGAAGGTACTTCCAATCTTTACTTTACAAACACAAGAGCTGATGCAAGAGCTGACTTACGCATTGCGGCGGCAAACCTTGCATCTCTAAACAATGTTAATAATGCTTCACCTACTAACGGACAAGCACTTGTTTGGGATAACGCCAATAATTATTGGAAGCCAGGTACAGTTGGCGGACAAATTACAGTACAAGATGAAGGTTCTGCACTATCAACTAGTGCAACCACACTTAATTTTGTTGGTGCAGGTGTTACTGCAACTGGCACAGGTGCAACAAAAACAATTACAATTAGTAGCAGTGTATCTGCTATTAGTGATTTAAGTGATGTAGATGCAAGCGGTGTTACAAACAATCAAATACTAAAATACGTAAGTGCCAGCAGTGAGTTTCAACCTAGCTTAATTACAAATTCAATGTTAGATCCTACAAATGTTTTTGTGGACCAATTTACAGCAAATGGATCTACAGGTACATTTACATTGAGCAGTGATCCAGGAAGTAAAAATGCTATACAAGTTTTTGTAGATGGAGTACCACAAAAAACCAGCGGATTGACTGTTGTAGGTACAACACTTACACTAGCTGGTACACCTACTAATGGACAAATAGTTGAAGTAAGAGGATATGGAGTAGGACTACCAGTTGGAACAGTAGCAGATAACAGCATTACAGGTGCTAAATTACAAAACGGTACAATTGGTCTAAACAAAATACAAGCAAGTGATTACTATAATGCTGATACATTTACAGCAGGATCAAATCAAACTGCTTACACATTGACAACTGATCCAGGATCACCATACGCTATAACAGTTTACGTTGCAAATGTTTGGCAAAAACCAGTTACAAATTATACAGTGAGTGGAACAACACTAACACTTTCGTCGGCGCCAACAACTGGCGTTGAAGTTTATGTACGTTACTATGGAGTTGCACTTGCCGTTGGTACTGTAGCAGATTCAAGTATCACTGGTGCAAAACTACAAGATGGTACAATTACTCTTGACAAAATTGCGGCAGGAGCATATACTAAGCAGACATTTACAGGTGACAACACAACCACAGCATTTACATTAAGCACAGATCCTGGTGTAGCACAAGCACTATTGGTAATGGTAGATAATGTTGTACAAGAACCTACTGAAAACTACACAACTAGTGGAACAACACTGACATTTACAAGTGCTCCAGCACTGAATGCCAGAATATATGTTCGCTTTCTTGGATTGCCGTATGCAAATGCAAGTGTACCAGCAGATGATAGTGTAACAAATGCTAAATTAAATTTAACCTATACTAGCAATCAGTATACAGGAAACAACAGCACCACAGCATATACAATTCCAGCTGGACACACAGCGAATAGTATATTGGTTGTATTGGATGGACTAATACTACCTCCAAGTGATTATAGTGTAAGCGGAACAACATTGACTTTTGGAAGTGCTCCACTGCTTAATCAAAGTATAGACATAAGGTACATGCCGGTATGAGCAGAGTAAGAGACATAGTAGACAATAGTGCAGTATTTGCTGATGGAATAACCACTGCAGATATTACAGAAGGTTCAAACTTATTTTTCACAAATACAAGAGCTGATGCAAGAGCTCAACTGAAAATTGATGCACTGGTTGACAGTGCACCAGGAACATTAGATACATTAAATGAATTAGCCGCCGCCCTTGGCGATGATGCAAGTTTTAGCACTACAGTTACCAATTCAATTGCAACTAAACTACCACTAGCTGGCGGAACACTTACTGGTGATCTTGCTCATGCAGGAAATTTAACATTTGATGTAGGTGGTATTCTTAATCTTGATGCAGATACACAAATAATTTTAAAAGATGGTGGAACTAATTATGGTACCTTTTATGCACAAAGTGGTGATTTCTATATACAAAGTTTAACTCAAGATAAAGATATTGTTTTTTACGGAAATGATAACGGATCAGGTATTGAAGCTATGCGTATTGATGTGTCTGAAGGTGGTAAAATTGGTATTGGTACAAATGCTCCTGCTGATAAAATGCATATCTATAATAGCTCAGGCACAACTGTATACAAAGCACAAGTAAATTCAAACAGTACAGTTGGTTTTGGAATATTAAAAACTGGTTCGACCAATCAAGAATGGGCAATAGCAGATGGTATTACACACAACGGAGCATTACAGTTTTATGATGGTACAAACGCGGCAGTGAGAATGCACCTCGATGCTAATGGTAGGCTTGGTATTGGAACAACAAGTCCAGGTGCTCCACTTCATATAGAATTTTCCAACAATGATGGCGGTGTAGGCGGTCAAACAATTAAAAACACTAACACAGGTACTACATCTAACTTTGCAAGTTTATCTGCTCAAGCAGTAAATGGAACAATACAAGGCACATTTGGTTCTGCTCATTATTCAACTTGGGGTGGTGCTTTAACGTTTGCAGGTTCTCAATCTGCTCATCCTTTTAGGATTATAACTGGCAATTCACCACGAGTTACTGTAGATACTTCTGGTAATGTTGGCATTGGTATAACTCCGGCTGATTATTTAACTTCTGGCTATAATTTACGTTTATACGGTGGAACACAGACTTATCTAGCTTTCAATAATAGCACACATACAACACAAGTATTAGGTGGGTTTGTTATAGGAAATGACTCAAGTGCGGCAAGGATTACACAACGTGAAAACCAACCAATAATTATTGCTACTAACGACGATACTGCTATGACCATCCTTGGCAACGGCAACGTTGGTATTAATGAAACAAATCCATCCAGACTATTACATGTAAACTCCGGTTCAACTAATACTGGTGTAAGATTTGAAAGCACAGATCAGACTGCATCAGTAGAATTTGCAGATAATACAGGCACAGCTGAAATAGGTAATACTGGAAACGATCTTGTATTTTTTCCAGGAGGTTACGAAAAAGCCAGAGTACTTGCAACCGGCGGTATAAAAATTGGCGAACAACGGTTTAGAGAAGGATATACCAGCATTAACAGTTCTGAAACTAGATGGTATAAGATAGTAAACTATGCAAGCACTGCAATGATATCAGGTAGAATTTTTATGAGTGCTAACCGTTTTGGCGGATTTAACCAAACAGGTTCCTATAGAGAATATAAACTGTCTATAGGTGGATATTCTAATAACGTATACGGTCCGAGTAACACTACTGGAGATACAGGCGAAGGTGGATACGGCAGTCTGCATATTGGCTCAGATAAGCATGTGTATTTACAAGTATCTGCCAGTATATACGGCGGCACACAATACTTTTATATACTAGGTTATATCAATAACTGGCAATTTGATAATACTGTATATGTAACTTCACAACCATAAGGAAAAACAATGACAACATATGAAGAGATAGTAGAAAACGGAGAACCTGATCCACGTATGCTTACAGTGACATACATGCTTAGAGATGAACGAGATCGTAGATTACGTGAAACAGATCATTGGGCATATGCAGACATGCCCCCTATGACTGATGAACAAAAAGCATACAGACAAGCATTAAGAGATATTACAAAGGATTACGATAATATCGCTACTGTGGTTTGGCCCACCAAGCCAAGTTAAACATAAATATGTATAGCAGATAAGGTATACATATGGCAATCGATAAACTTCCAGGAACAGCAATCGCAACAGGAGCTATTGGCGCAGATCAAATTGCCACAGGTGGTATTACTGTAGCAGATATTCCTGATGGTGAAATTACTGCTGGTAAATTACACACCACACTTAATCTCAGTTCAAAAACAGTTACATTACCCGCCTCTAGTGTCACAGCCCATGCGGCTTCTCAGTTGAATGATTTGACTGATGTGAACACTTCAGGTGCGGCAAATGGAAAAATATTAAAATACAACGGTAGTGCTTGGGTTGTGGCTGATGATGCTGGAGGACCTACAGATACAGATGGACTCAGTGAAGGTTCCAGCAACTTGTATTACACAACTGCAAGAGCAAACAGTGCTATAGATGCCAGAGTAACCAATACATTTATCAATAATTTAACAATCAACGCTGATACTGCAACTACACTTGCAAATGCAAGAACAATTTCGGGGGTAGCGTTTGATGGTAGTCAAAATATTACTCTTAATACAAGTGCAATTACAGAAAACACAAATTTATATTATACAGATGCTAGAGTAAGAGCAACTACACTCACAGGAGGTAGTTTGCGTGGCAGTGTTAATAATGCAACTGTACAATACGGAAGCAGTTATTCAGGCACTCCTGCACAAGGTAGTTTCTTTTTTGATAGTTTGAATGCTAAACTAAAAGTATATGATGGTAGTGCTTTCTTAGATGCTGTACCAGCCGGAGGAGGTGGAGGTGGAGGTGGTTCCACAGACGCTAACACAACATTTAGAAAATATTTGTATACAATCGGCAGTGTAGGAAATGCTGTAAGTGGCAAAGATGATGTAATAGTAACAGCAGGCAGTTTTGTAACTGGATTTGTATACATTATTGTAAGTGCAGGAAACACAGACTTTACAGCAATTGGTTCAGCAAACAACAACGTAGGCACACAATTTACAGCAACAGGTGCAGGCAGTGGAACTGGTACAGCCAGTCACAAACTTAATTACGTTACTGATGGTACTGAAAATGTAGAAGTATATGTAAATGGTATTAAACAGATTCAAGGCAGTGCAAATGACTATGTAGCAACATCAGGTACTAGTGTAAACTTTGTAAGCAACCTAGCTGTCAACGACGAAGTTGAAGTAAATGTATTTGAGCTCTTGACAAACTCAAGTAATTTTGCTAGTCTTACAGTAGACACAACTACTCTTGTTGTGAATGGCACAACCAATAGAGTAGGTATAGGTACAGCAACGCCATTTACTAGAGCAGTAGTTGGCGGCGGATCAGGTACTGAAGTCTTAACTATATTCTCAGGTTCAGGCGGTGAAGGTCAAATAAGATTTGCTGATGCTACTAGTGGCACAGGATCTTATCAAGGTCGAGTAGAATATGATCACAATGCTGGTAAATTAAATCTAGGCGCAGGTGGTACTACTCCTTTTACAATAGACAGTAGTGAGAATGTTGGTATTGGCACAACTAATCCAACTGCAAAATTAACCACAGTTGTACCACATTCAAATAGTGCAGTTGCTGAAGCACTAAAGTTAACTACAAATGGGTCTTATTCGGGTAGTAATTCAGAAGAAGCAGGACCTGCTTTATCTTTTGGGCAGTATCATTCACTGTATCCGACTTGGAAAACAGGGCAAATATCAGGTATTAGAGACGGCGCAAATTGGCATGGTTCTTTAAGTTTTTGGACAAACAACGGTGGTAGCGAAACAAATATTACTGAAAAAATGCGTGTCACGGGAGATGGCAACGTTGGTATTGGGACGATTTCACCTTCAAACAAATTGACAATTGATATTGCCGCAAGTAATACAGGAATAACACTTTCAGATCACGGTGATGGTTATTTCCCTCAGATAATTTACAATTCAAATAGAACTAGTGCAGGACAAGGACTAGGAAAATTTAGTAGTTTTTGGAACGGAACAGAAGTTGCAAGAATTGAATTTGCCGCTGGTGTTGATACTACAAATAAAGATGATGGCGAAATGCTTTTTTATAGTCGTACCAGTGGTGGCAACTTATTAATAAGAAATAGGATTGACAGAGATGGAGTTTTGCAAGGGTCTAGTGATGCAGAGATCTTAACCTCGCCAATTAGAAAGCACAGCAACACGATAAGTACTAACACAACAATTGCTACAACTCAAAATGCAATAGCAGGCGGACCTATTAATGTTGCAACAGGTGTAACGCTAACAATAAACGGAAACTTTACGGTGGTATAATGTCAGGAACAATTACAGTACAAAACATACAAGGACCTACAACAGGATCAAATGCAAATAAAGTTATTGTGTCAAGCGGACATAATCTCATTCAAAAAAATAACATTATTCAATTTGGAAGTTATACTACTGGATACGGAGCAGGAGCAAGAAACACCAATACCAGCACAAGTTTTATCACACTGAATATCAATGGTACTGGACAAATTGCAACCAATACAACTAAACCTTATGATGATGTAATAGGAATACCCAAAATGAGTGCTAGCAGTCACTTGGAAATTACAATGTGGTGGCCTTTATATATTTATGGAACTGGTGACAGCGGTGTTGGTATTAGATGCCAAGGATATAGTTCTGATAGTAGTATAAACAGTGGTAATGCACATTTGGTTGATTTACTTCCAAATGGTTATGCACACGCCTGGGGAGCCGCTGGATATGGTGATTTAGATTTTGGTCAAGCTAGCACTAATTCATTTACTTGGACCACAAGAAACAATAGCAATTATAGAAGTGCATGGAAAAGCTATGTAGGTGAAGCCAGATTTTATTGGGAAGTTAAAAACTGGAATAGCAATGATACTAGTTACTGGATTGATTATGATGCTTCTTATCCCAAGTATGCTCATATTCAATGGATTGAGGTGGAAGAATAATGAGTACTATGCGTGTTGATAATATTACTGAAAAAACTAGTGGTGCTGGTGTAAAGATTCCAGGACATATTATACAGATACAAAGAGCTAGTATAGGAGGCAATATAACAACAACGTCTTCTAGTCCTGTTGCTACTGGACTAACGTGTGCTATCACACCTAAAGTTTCTACTAGTCTGATAATGGTGCAATGTTTAGGTGGAAGAAGTTATGTTCAGGCTGGGCAACAATTAGATATTAGTCTTTACAAAGATGGTTCAAATGTAGATTCAGTTGGTGCTGGTCGTTGGGAAAGTCAATATTCTGTAACAGACCACCATCATGGAGGTTATTCAGCTTGTCATTTTGAAACTGCTGGGTCTACGAGTTCAAGAACATATCAAGTCTATTTTGATATTGGGTCAGGAACAGGATATTTTACTAACAGTCCAGGTGGGAATAATGAATACTTGGTACATCTTGTAGTAACGGAGATCGCACAATGAGCAGTGTAATGAAAGTTGACAGTATTACCAAAAGTGATGGCACAGCTGGTGTACACATTGCAGGGCATGTGATTCAAACAATTCAATTCACAGCTAACGAACAAAATATCAGTGGCGGAGGAAGTGGTCATACATTAATTAACTCAACTTTTAATCCAAAATTTAGTGGAAGTAAATTTGCTGTATGGGCTCATGTTCCAAATTGTACTGCATCATCTGGTGGTAAAATAGTCTTAAAATGTAATATAGGAACAAACTCGTCACCAAATTCAAATACTGAAATAATTTATGTTACTGAAAGAATGGAAGGCACAGGAGCAAGTGATACCAGAGGGATAAATGGACATGATTATGGTACGTTTACTTGTTCTTCAACTGGCACACATTACGCTTCTCTGGTCGTATCACCAGACAATAACGCAGTTATAGCAAGGCATAGTAACACTGTAAAACTGTTGATACAGGAGATAGCACAATGACTAGAGCAAAGGAAATGCGTGACTTACCATTGGCTATTGATGTTGATTCAAGTGGCAAAGTAATGATCGGCACAACTACTGAAGGTAGTGCTAATTATGCTGATAATCTTACAATAGCAGATTCTGCTCATGGTGGTATTACCATACGTACTGGAACAAGTAATCAAGGAGCAGTTTATTTTTCAGACTCTACTTCTGGTGCAGGGGAATATATAGGTTATGTAATATACGATCACAGTGGCAATAATTTGAATCTAGGAACTAATGCTAATGAACGCATGAGGATAGATAGCACAGGTAAAGTTGGAATTGGTACAACTAATCCTATATATCCTTTACAAGTGTCAGGATCTAATGTAACATCTGGTGGTGGTCAAGCTACACTAGGAATATATGATACCGGAACTGCTTACAATGGCACAAATCCTGGTGGTGGTGTTACTTTTAGAGGAATATTTAATAGTGGAGGTAGCACAACAAATTTTGGGACGGTACAAGGTATAAAAGAAAATGCTACAGATGGAAATTATGCTACTGCATTACGTTTTACCACAAGAGCAAATGGTGGAAATTTAACTGAAAAAATGAGAATCGCCAGTGACGGTAAAGTTGGAATTGGTACAACTAATCCACTAGTAAAATTAGACATGGGAGTTACATCTCCCAATGATCAAGTTATAGCACTAAGACAAAACGGTATATCGAGAACTACACTTGGAATAACTGCAAATTATGGTGTAAGAGTAGCAGGTCCAAGTGACGCTTCAGCTACTGGAGCTGTATTTGAAGTTGGACAAAATCTTGCTAGTGATGGTACTACATACCAAAACACTAGATTTTCTGTTCTATATAATGGTAATGTTGGTGTTGGTGCACCTAGTCCTTATAAAAAATTAACTTTAATGTCATCATTTGGAGGTTCTGCGGAAGACGTATTAGATATACAAAGCAGTACAAGTGGTGGAGGTACTGCACCTAAAATACGTTTTGGCACAATGTCAGCTAATTCAAATACAATAGGTAGAATAGGTTTTATAGATGAACCAAATTATGGTGGTGAATTTGTTGTAGAAACTAATAGCAGTGGTAGTGCGACAGATTCAACAACAGAAAAGTTTAGAGTAGATAAAGATGGAAACGTAGGTATTGGTACTAATAATCCATTAAATCAGTTACATATTCATGGTGGTTCTGCAACTCAGTACCTTAGAATTGAAAATGGTGGTAGCGGAAACATGGGCGGTATATATCTAAAAACTTCTGACAACAGTGACTTAGCCAAATTCTTAAGAATGCAAGGATACTATACTGATTTGGGTGCTCATAACAACGAAGGAATCAGATTTGATTTTGAGGGAACTAAGAGATATATATTTAGAGGTTCTGCCGGTGGTAATAATTGCTTCAATGCGTCAAATAGTAGCAACTGGAATACAACTTCTGATGAAAGAATAAAAACCAATATCAAAACACTAGAAGATGGTGCTATTGACAAAATCAAAGCACTAAGACCAGTTACTTTTGATTATACAGATGATTGGGCTGAACATAGAAATTGGCACAAAATTACAAATGCACCTGGAGAAACAGAAGCTGAACACTACAACACTACTGATCATGGTATCGACCAAGAAAAACAAAAAGGACAAATTGGTTGGATTGCACAAGAGTATAAAACTGTATTTCCCAAGGATGTAGATATTGATGAAGACACCGTAGGTGAAACCAAGTATGATGATTTTCACACACTTAATCCTGAAAGTATTGTACCAACACTTGTAAAAGCATTACAAGAAGCAGTAACTAAAATTGATGCACTAGAAACTAGAATTAAAGCATTAGAATCTTAACATAAATATGTATAGCAGATAAGGTATACATATGGCTTTAAGTAAAAATCATGAACTAGGCACGTTTGCTAGCGGACTAGATATAAATCAAGCAACAGGCGCAGTTACAAGTATTAATATTGATACTGATGTAGTCAGTGAAGGTAGTTCAAATCAATATTATACAAACGAAAGAGTTGATGATAGAGTTAATGCACTATTGCAAGCTGGATCAAATATCACACTTACATATGATGATGCAAGCAACACACTTACAATTGCGTCCACAGATACAGAAGATGATTTAAGTAATAACACAACAAGTGACCTAGCAGAAGGTACAAATTTATACTTCACTAATGCTAGAGCTGATGCAAGAATTACTAGTAAACTAGGTGCAGTTGCTCAACATATATTACCTACAACTGATATTACCTATGACTTAGGTAGTAGTACAAAAAGATTTAGAGATTTATATCTTAGTGGATCAAGTATAAAACTTGGTGCAAGAGAAATTACAAGCGATAACATTCCTGATGTTAATCTTTCAATTGCTCCAGAAACACTAGCAATCCAAGTTGCGGCACCAGCCGCAGGACAAGATACAAATTGGTTATGGACATGGAATCAAAGCACACTACCTTATGCACGTAGAACTATTGTAAACAGTAATGAATTAAATGTGCCTTTGTATTTGCAAGGTACTTATACTGTAAACAACTTTGCAGGCATTCAAACATACGGAAGTATGACTCAAACACATACACTTTATTTTAAATGGATTGATGGTGCCGGTACAGATAATCTTGTAAGTTGGGTTACCAATCAAGGCTCAGTATCAATGAGTCACCCCGATATAAATGGTGGTAACACTATGAATGTGCAGAGATTAAGCATCAGTGTGCCTAGCAGTATTACATTACCTACACTTACACAACCAAGTGGCGTTAGTTATAATGTTACAAATCCAGGTGCTGGAAAATATGGCTGGGCAGGAGCCGCATCAGGTGAAAATATTAACATCGGTCCATTGTATAGAGGATCAACATATACTTTTAATGTTAATGCTGTTGGGCATCCATTTTATCTTACAACAGACAATGGTACAAATTTCAGTTCAGGCGGTTACTATGGTGAATATACTAGTGGCGTAACCAATAGTAGGACTGATAATGGCACACTTACTTTTGTAGTTCCAGCAAATGCACCAGATACACTTTATTATCAATGTGGATACCATTCCACAATGATTGGTGCTATAACAATTAAGTCGTTGGCTGTTGAAACAAATAACAATGGAAACTATGTAATTTACGCACAACATACACAAGAAGGACACAAGACACCAGTAGAGCTAAGACCTATTCCTAGTCTTGTAAATCAGATGTGTTTGGTTTATGATGCGTCAACAACAAAATTTGTGCCACAAGACTTGGCAACATATGTGGAAAACACACCTAGCTTTGAAAATAAAATTAGAGAAGTTGCAGGTACAGCAACACTAGTAGATGCAAGTGGACAAGCTATTGTACCTAGAGTTAATATTTACAGCGACAGTACATATCTGCCATTGGTAGGCAATGAAACAGGTGACATGGCTTTTGCTACTGACATAAATGCATTTTACGTCTGGGACGGCAGTGCTTGGGAGATATCTAGACATAGAACCACAGCAACATTACCCGAAGCTACAAACTTGTACTACACAGATACTAGAGTAGGCGCTTATATTGGTGGTAACAGAACATACGGAGATATTACCACAACAGGAAGTATTAAAGGTCCAGCAACACTTACTATTGATCCAGCAGTGGTAGGCGATAACACAGGTACAGTTGTAATTGCTGGAAACCTAACAGTAAACGGAACAACAACTACCATCAACAGTAATGAAGTCAACATTGGTGATAACATACTTATATTAAACAGTGATGAAACAGGTTCGCCTAGCCAAAACGCTGGCTTAGAAGTAGAGCGTGGAACATCAACTAATGTTAGTTTAAGATGGAATGAAACCTCAGACAAGTGGCAATTTACAAATGACGGTAGCACGTACATTAACATAGGCACCGCAAGTGTGTTTACAGGCGATACAGATGGCGTATCAGAAGGTTCGAGTAATTTATATTATACTGATGCACGTTTTGACACTAGACTAGCAACAAAGACCACAGCTAATCTAGCAGAAGGAAGTAATCTTTACTTTACTAATGCTAGGGCAGATGCACGTATAGCCGCGGCTACTACAAGTGACCTAAGTGAAGGCACAAATTTATACTATACTGATGCAAGAGCACAAGCCGCAATTACTGGTGGAACAGGAATAACAAATGTTGGTGGTACACTTAAATTAGACGATACCGCAGTGAGTGCAGGTAGTTATGGATCCAGCACTGCAATACCAGTAATTACTGTTGACGCACAAGGTAGAATCACAGCCGCTAGTACAGCAAGTATTAATACAGCATTTACATTAAGTGATGGATCTAATACACAAACAATAAGTGGAGGTGATACTCTTACTGTAGCTGGAACAGGAAATGAAATTGAAGTTGCTGTTAGTGCAACTGACACACTTACAATTGGCTTACCCAATGATGTTACAGTAAGCAACGACTTAACTGTTAGTGGAGACTTGATTGTTTCAGGAAGCACAACACAAACAGGTAACATAATCTCAGACAGTAATTTTACTGGACTTACAAATGCCAACACAGGAAATGCAACAGACTTTGGATTTTATGGCAAGTATGTAGAAAGTGCTACTACAAAATATTCAGGACTGTTTAGTGATGTTAGTTCAGATAATGCGTATAGACTATTCAAAGACACACAAACTGTTCCGGGTACCACTGTAAACACAAATGCAACTGGATTTGATTATGCAGATTTACATTTGAGAAATATTGTTGCATACAAATCTATTCAACTTAGAAATGCATCAACAGCAAGTGCATATGCTCAAGGTGACTATGTTAATATTCAGACCAACAGTGATCAACAAAATTTAGTAATATCCAATAATGCCAACAATGCCACAACAGGAGTTAATATAACACTTTGGGGACAAGATGCTGGAAATTCTCATTGGGACGGAGGCATACATTACACTGTAGATGAAGCAGGAGCAGGTAGTGGATCAAATAGTGCAGATCATATCTTTTGGACTTATAGATCTGGTAATAATGGCTGGGACGAGCTTATGCGTATCAAAGGTAGTACCAACAAAGGTCGTGTTGGTATTGGCACAGACAATCCTCAAGCTATGTTGGCTGTCCATAGTAGTAGCACAAATACTGATCCAGAATCTGACATAGGTGTATATCACCATTTTTTCAATACTAACGCAAATGTTAACACAGGATCTGCTATATCATTGGGTTCTAATGCTAATCCAGGTGCTACTATATATGCACAACGAGTAGGTTCAAACAACGAACACAAGATGGGTTTTCAAGTAAGAAATAGCAGTGGATCATCTACAACCAGAATGACAATAACAGGCGATGGTAATGTGGGTATTGGCACAACTGCACCGGACCAGCCACTACAAGTAAAAGGCGTTATAGAAACTCAAGCTAGTAATAGTACCAATGGTTGGATGATGTATACCTATACTGATAATACTTTTAGGCTAAACTATAATGGTGCTGGTAATGATGAAGTTACAGTACTGTCTGATGGTAGAGTTGGAATTGGTGCAACCACTACAAACACCAGTATAAGAGCTGGTCATAAAATGACTATCAAAGAAACTGCTACTGAAAATGCTTCAATAGTATTTACAGATACAGATGACATGATTGGTGTTATTGTTGGATACGCAAAAGGTAATAACGAGATAGTTACAGGCACAACCAATGTTGATGGTGTATTGGGCACTGCTTATAATTCAGATGTACATCTTTTTACTAATAACAGCATTGGACTTACACTCTTAGATGGTGGAGGTAGTCCAGGAAGTGTAGGTATTGGAACTAAAGTTCCAAGTCGCAAACTACATGTTTGGGGAGGATCTGATGCTAATGTACAGATGAGGTCAGATTCAAATAGATCAGGATTTTTTATTGATAGACCTAATACCACTACTACTATGGGATCAGGTTTGGTTTTAGATAGTGATGCATCATATAGATTAGGAACACAAAGTTATTATCACGTAGTAATGAATCAAAATGGTACTACACAACTATTAGGCGCTGGCAATAATGGATTATTTGTTACTGCTTTAGGTGATATAGCTATAGGCAAAACTAGCACTAATAGTGTTTCCAATTATAGAATAATGGCAATGGAAGGATCAGCTGGTTCTCTAATTGATATGGGACTTAGTGGTGCTGAGTCAAGAATAGTAGCAGATACTAATGGATTAGGCTTCCAAGTATCTGGATCATTTACTAATCAAAATATTCGTTGGAAAGCTGGAGCAATCAGTGGAGCAACTGACAGTCACATGTTGTTAAATAGCAGTGGTAACTTAAATGTAACAGGTGTTGTAACTGCAAACTCTGATATAAGATTAAAAAGCAACATTAGACCTATAGAAAATGCACTTGACATTGTATGTAATCTACAAGGCAAGTTGTATACCAAAGAACAAGTAGATGATCAAGTTGGCTTTATTGCACAGGAAGTAGAAGAAGTATTACCCAGTGTAGTTCATACAGATGACAGTGAAGAAAAAATAAAAAGCATTAACTATGCAAGCATGGTAGCACTGTTGACAGAAGCAATCAAAGACCAACAAAAACAAATTGATGAACTTAAGGAGAAATTAAATGGCAACTGAGATAGGTGGCGCAGGAATAAAAATACAGCAACTTAGTAGTGCTCCAAGTAGTCCAGTAGCAGGTCAAGTTTATTGGGATACCACTACAAAAGAAATGAAACTGTGGGACGCCAATCGTTGGAATGTTGTAAACAGAGATACAGATTTTTTGCTGAGACATGTTATTACAACAGGTTTTGTTGCTGGTGGATATAAAGACAGTGTGCCATGGCAAAACGTTGAAGAAATGAGTCATGCCACAGATATTATGGTAAACAGAGGAAATGTACTTACAGCCGCAGGTGCTTATGTAAGTGGGGCATGCAGTTTGACACAAGGATATGTGTTTGGTGTAGACGGAACATGGCCTGGTGATACTACATCTACAGTAAAATATAATTTATGGCAGTTAACAGGCGCCGCTGGTCCTACTATGCGACACAGTAGAAATGACAGTGCTACTATATTCAGAGAACATTACATGGCTTGGATTATTGCAGGAAATACTGGTACAACAGATGTTGATGTATTGAATTTAGCAACTGACAGTATGTATACATCCTCTCAAAGTGTAAGTTCAGCAAGTGGTGGTGATAGTATGCAAGAAGGTGGTGCAAGTCATAGCAGTGAAAATTCTGGTCTTTGGTGGTATGCAACAAACAATAGACAAAAACTTTCTTTTCCAACTAGCACAAGCAGTACTGCTGGTTCATTTAGTGTACCAACAGGACAACCAGGAATAAACAGTCAGCAAAAAGGAATTAGCAGTAAGCATGATAAAGGCTATGGTGGTAACGAAGGAAGCTATAACAACGGTTATAATTTTAGGATATATAGTTATACAACAGATACAGTGACTGGCAACTGCACAAAGCCAATGCCTAACACCGGTGAAGAAAACTTCGACATGGGGCAGGATTGGCAGTATGCGGCTGGTACATATGATGGCGCACAAAACAACAGAGGACACAAATTTTATTATGCCACAAATAGTGGCTATGAATTAGGAGCAGGTAGTGTAAGAACCGCAGTACCTGGGAGTAGTAGCGGACATATGCATTGGAGAGGAAACTAATGGATTTCAAAGAAACTAAAGCAGTAACAATTATTACACATGAAAATCTAGACAGTGTACATGACGAACTGTCAGAAAATCAAAGAAAACTTGTAGCAATTGGTATGAACAAAAGTTGGCGTATGCCAGCATTCAAAGCAAAACATTTTGTTGGACATGCTAATATTTCACCATATGGTGCTGTGAAACAATACTTTTTAGAACTTAACAGTAGAGAAGAACTTATTATCAAACAAGAGTATGACATTGAAATGAACGATGTTGAAATTGATGAACTAGAAGCAAAAATGGAAACTGAACAAGATCCATTTGATCTTAGACGCATTAAAATAGAACACAAACACAAAGTACGCAATAGAAAAAATTACAAACGTCAATTAACAAATGCTAGAGAAGAACGTTTGATGTATGCACAACTGATTGAAGCTATAGATCAAAGTGAATACGGAAAACTACCAAATGGAATGAGACTAATAGATGCTGTATACGATCCTGAAATCAGCGAAGAATTAGAACGTGAATATTGGGTGCAAAGATTAGGCAAGCAAGCCGCAATGGATATGATTGCTTACGGTAGAGTAGGTGTGGGTAACATGGATAGTATTGTAATGTTAAACAAAGAAGATCAACGCAATGCACTTCAACATGCCGCGGATATTGCTATTACAAATGAAAGCAGAATGAATTATATTAGAGATGAAAGTGTAAAAAGACTTGAAAATGGTATTGATCAACATGAAATGATTAAACAATTAGGGTTGACAAAGGACTAAAATGTATATACTATTTGAAATGAAAGATCAAAGAACTCTAGGTCCTATACAAGTTATAGGTAGATATCAAGAGTTTGGCATAGGACTTATTCCAGATACACACACTGATATTATAAATTGGCATCATATAGGAGCAACTGTATTAGAAGAAAGTGTAGCAAAAGCATATATGTTAGCATCTGGATGGAATGGAAAAGTAAGTGTTAGAAAAGCAACTCAACAAAATGAAATACTTCAAGTAGTTGCAAGTACTGAAGATGATTATACAAAAGTAAAATATGAACTTACAGATGAAGACAAAGTAAACGCAGTAAAATTTATGCAAGTAGTGATGCGTAAAAAACTTGATAAGGTATATGACAGCAGATTTGACAAACTAAACTTACCACCTAACAAACTAGAAGGAGATAGTTGGGCTCAACAAAAAGCCGAAGCACAAGCATTCAAAGCCAATGGTTCTGCAAGTTGTCCGTTACTTAACACACTATCTGTAGCAAGAGGTATCACTTTAAGTGAAATGGCTGACAAAGTATTAGATGCAATAGATGCACATAACATTCAGGTTGCAGATTTATTAGGAAAAAAACAAACTGTAGAAAAAGAAATTAAAGAAGCAAATACAATTACCAAATGCTATCTAGTATATCATAAACGTTTTGGTATAAATGCACCATTTCCTATGCTTGAAGAACTTGGCGAATCGCCTGACCCAACTTACAATCTTTAATGTTCTCAATACCATTAAATCCAAAGCTCAATAATATTCAGTTGAATCACTTTTATGAGTTTTGTTTGAAACACAAACAACACATATATGATATCTACTTTACTTGTAGAATGCCTCCTTTTGAACAGGATGCAATGGGTGATGTATTTGAAAATCCAATGGACTTGATAGACGTAGCATTAAAATTGCAAGATGCTACAGGCATAAGAATGAGTGCAACTTTTAATAATACATTGGTTCCTGTTACACAACAAAACTTAGATATTTTTATTACAAACTTCCAAGTTCTATATGATGCAGGAATTAGGAGTGTTACTATTCCTCATACACATTGGGTTGCAACAGGACAAATACAAAAACAATTTCCTGAACTGTTAATTAAAAACACAATTTTACGACAACCAGAAACTGCTAAAGATGTTGCAAATTTAGGTAAAGAAGGATTTCATTATGTAAACATACACAGAGACCTAATGCGTGATAGAGAGACATTAGAACGTATACGCAAAGCCGCTGACAAGTATAATTTAAAAATTGCTTTACTAGCAAACGAAGGATGTCACGGTGGTTGTAGTATGATGAAAGAACATTTTGAATACAACAACAATAGAAAAGACAATCCGCAATATTTCAATGATCCTATTAGTAGAGTAAGTTGTGCAAAATGGGACGTTCAAGATCCTGCTACACCTCTGAAGCAAGCAAACATTCCACCTTGGAGAGAAGATTGGATTGATTTGCTTAATGTAGTAGATGTTTTTAAAATGCATGGTAGAGAAAATGTACAAAGATTTTATGAAACAATGCGTATAGTAGAAAACTTTGCCCAAGGAAAAGAAATATTGTTTGATACTTTTAATCAATATTTACAAGACAATACATTAGAAAATAGACCAATTGATGCATGGCGAAAAATTATAAAAACTTGTAAGTTTGATTGTTGGGATTGTAATTTTTGTGACAAAGTATATCAAAGCAAAAGCAATCTTACAATAAATCCTACAGTCAGCAAAGTTGCAGATATATTAGTCGACCATGTAAACAGTGATTATGATAATAGTATACAAGGATTAACAAGCCCAAGAGTCAAAAAATTACTAAACAGTCTTGCTGGTATTAGTACAAACTATTTGGAAATAGGTACAGCAATGGGCAGTAGTGCAGTAAGTGTATTAGATGCGGGTGTACCAACTACTTGCGTGGATAATTGGCAGGACAGTATACAGCCTGAATCAGGAGCATTTGAATTACCAGACAACAATAAAGATATATTTTTAAGCAATGTAAAAAACTACAACAATATTACTGTGCATGATGAAGACTTGTTTGCAGTACAACTTGAAGACAAGTATGATTTGTTTTTCTACGATGGACCTCATGATGAACAAAGTGTAATTGATGCAGTCAAACACTATAAAAATTATTTTGCTGATACAAGTATACTTGTATTTGATGATGCCAATTGGGAAGGCGTAGTAAGTGGTGCACTTCAAGGCTTGACAAATACTGAATTTGATGTTAAGTTTAGTAGAATGATCCTTAATTCAGTAGAAGATTCTACCAAGTGGTGGAATGGATTATACTTATTAGTGGTAACTAAAAATGAAAGTACTGAAACTATTACAAGCTGACGTCTTTATTAAAAACAACATAGGCACAGATGCTCAGCGTAAAGAGCTGATAGATATTGCACAAGATGTAAAGACTAAATGTATTAGTGAAGGTTTGGATTTTACTAAAGATGGCTGTTGGAGGCACGAATTCAATTATCCAGATATAGTCTGGCTCATGGAACATATCCGAGACAGTGTCAACAATGCAATAGATTATTATTTAGAATTAGATCCAAGTTATGACCAAAAAGTTAGAAATTATGGACCTCCTGAAATAACTTATTGGACTAATATAAATGACATAGGCAGTAGAAATGCAATGCATGATCATAGACTGCACCACTATGTTGCTGTTTATTACTTGCAAGGTAAAGACACAGGCGATATTACGTGGCACAATCCTATGAACGTAACAGAAAGTTGTCATCCACATGCACCGTTTATGAACAAGTTTGCATATGAACCAGAAGATGGAGATTTAATTGTATGGCCCGCCTGGATGCCACATGAAACTGATACAAATACAAGCAACCAGCAGAGAATAAACATGGCATTCAATATAAGATTTCAAACACCGAGACACATAAGTTGAAAATACAATTTTTTTGCACATATCCAGGAGTGCTTGATACATGGCCAATAGAACCTATTGGCAAAGCTATACCAAATTGGGTACGCACAGCCAAACAAGATTATATAGCAAACAAATCAGCTGATAATCATTCGTCACATATTTTTAGATGTAACGGTATTGGTGAACTGTACAAGCAAGGATACGTAGTAAGAGCTTGGCATGACTTTACAGTACAAGCAACTAGAGATCAATTAAAATTACAAGCACCAACTGAACATCTGAATAAATTAGGTATAAGCATTCAACATGCAGATACAGTTTCAAAATTTTTACCACATAGATTAGGTAGTTGCAAAAGTATTATTAAATGTAATACGCCTTGGCATTTGATTGCTCCTTGTAAGTTTTTGATGTTGCCAGTTGCATACAGTGATAATGTTGATTTTGAAAGTTGTATAGGCATACTAGATCCTAGTGTTAGTACAGAAATAAATGTGCAGTTGTATTGGAATCGATTTGGAGATATTAGCAAAGTTAAGGCAGGCACACCTTTGTGTCATTTGATTCCTATAACTGAACAAACGTGCGAACTAATTGTAAGAGAGAAAAATGAAAATGACACACGTTGGTTAGAAAAACGTCATTACATATGGGAGAGTAACTTTGTATATAACATACAAAAAATGAAAGAACTATACAGGAAATTTTGGAAATGATAGAATATATTGAACTAGCACTCAAAGGACAAGTATACTTGTTCTTAATAATATTTGTAATGATGATTGCGGGTATGGTAAAAGAACATGGATTGTTCCGTGATGCTTTTAACTTTTTAGCACACAATATAAAAAGCAAACGAGCAGTAGTTGCATTGGTTAGTGCTATTATGGGTTTACTGCCAATCAAAGGCAGAGTAACTGTAAGTGCTGGTTTGCTTGAATCACTTGCACCAGACAAAGGTTGTTGTGGCAGAGAAAAGTTTGGCCCGATTGATTATGTAAGCACACATCATTACTATTTTTGGTCACCGTTAGAAAAAACTGTAATACTTCCGATGGCGGCATTTGGATTAACTTATGCACAATGGATTGGAATAATTTGGCCTTTATTGGCTGTAACTGTAGTTTTCATTTTAGCATACTTAATCTTTGGTGTAAAAGAAACAGATGTCGAACTTAAAGATATTGGCGAAGAAGTAAAAGTAAGTAGAATTACCAGATACTTGTTACCCTATATATTTGGTGTAGCCGCGATTATATATGGAATAGACTTTTTATGGGCTTTCGGATCACTTACTGTTTACTATATGGTTGTAACAAAAACATTTGACATACCAAAACTTTTGAAATATGTAGACTGGAAAATTATTATTTGGGTTGCAGTAATTATATTTGCCGCCAATCTAGCAAGACAAAATACAGATGCTATTAAAACTTTCTTAAGTGATACAGGCATGGATATCAATACTTGGAGTGGATTTTTGTACCTCACTGCAATAAGTTTTGCTGGTAGTTTTGCACTAGGCAGTAGCAGTAGGTTTGGAGCTCTTATGATTATAATGACTAGTATATATGGTATTGCATACTTGCCTTGGTTTTTTGCAGTTGACTTTGTAGGATATTTGATTAGTCCAATGCACAAATGCGTTACTATTGGTATGTTATATTTTGGTACAAAACTAAGATATTATATTACAATACTGGGTATGTGGGGTGGATTAGTAATAGCCGCCGCGGCTCTAACACTTTAAAAATCATCAAGCCAATTTGGCAAATCTAATTTATCTTTTTGTCTTTTGTAGATTGTATTAATTTTTTCTACCATTGCAGGTCTAGTCAAAACAACTTTTGCACCTCTGTGTAAGGGCTTGGGCCAGCAATCTAAGTTTGTCCAGCAATAACCAGCACTTTCATGATTGCACTGTGGAATAAATTCTTCAAATACTGTAACACAAAAAGTATTATATGTAAACTTTTGGTCTTCACTGATAAATTCATGCAAAGGATAAACTTTTTCTATATCTGGTAAAGGACCTAATTCCTCCTTACACTCACGTAATAATGTTTCAATAGGTCTTTCACGCTTATGACTCTTGCCTCCCCAAAAACTCCAAGTTAATGGGTGACTTGCTTTTTTACTTCTTTGTTGTAGCATGATTCTGCCTGTGTCTAAGGCAAGAAAACAACAACCACTTGCTTTAATCATTTAAATTAAATACTCCATATATAAACCCACTTACAAATTCTCCATTGTTAAGTCGTTCTAAAGTTCTATTTTTGTCATAGTGTCCAAAACATTGATGTTCAATTCCTATGTTAAAATCTTCTAATGTTACACTACATTCATAAGGATGTTCAAATTGATCACGGAACCAGCTTTTACTTTGCACATCATCAGTTATCCAAGGTGTTAATTTTTTAAAATGTTTGTATCTTTTATCTTTTGGTATAGTATCAAAATATTCTAATACGGCATCTCTACTATGTTTGTAATATAAACCAATAAAAGCATATTTGTTTGCTAGGCTTACACTATGTTTAATTAAGTTTTTAATATTCTGATTAGGCATGTGATGTAATACGCCAATACTTACTATAGTATCTGCACGTCTTGTAGTGGTTAAAATATCTTCTTCAAAAAACTCTGTATTTTTATTTTTGTATTTACTTGCATTATCTATATTTTCTTTTAATATATCTATACCAGTAACATTAATATTATAATTATTTGCAATTCGATTACTTAACCATCCAGTACCACAACCTAATTCTAATACATCATTGCTATCCTCTATACAACTATCTAATTGTATCCACGGTGTTTTGGATTTGTTTACTTGTTTACAATATAATTTGTCAGACACTTTATTGAATGGTAAACTTTTATAAAATTTAATTATTGAATTCATTTATACACTATAAATATACACGCCAAAATCCTGGGTTATAAGTTCCTTCAAAACTGTTTACCCAGTCAGTACCGGTCCATTTTAAACTGTCTAGTGTTGTTGTATTAGTTACATATTGGATAGTACCAACTGCACTACTATCGAATACTGTGTTCCATTGATTTGTTCCAACACTGTATTGTATTATATCGTTCTTTTTTGCTGTACTGCCTAACCAACCTGCACCACCCGCAATATCAGCTAATATCAAATATCTTTGTCCATCTACCGCCGCAGGTAAAGTACCATCACCTGGAGTGTTAGATTGTGGATTAATTACTGCATCTACTGTGCCTTGTGTATTTGCAGGTTTAGTTGCAGAATCTATTGTAATATCTAATAAATTTACATTGCCAGAGTTTATCTTTATTGTGCCAATTACATCACCTGTTGTAATGCTGGGATCTGTTGTTTGTTTTAGCCTTAGTTGACTTACATCATCTCTTATCTCTCCAAAGCCTTTGAGAGTAGTTGCCCAATTCAAAATATTTCCACTACTATCTAAATTTGTACCATTTTCACTTAATAGTTGTGCAGTAGCATTACCACTAGAATCAACTTCAAATTTCATTTTTAATGCATCAAGCGTTACTACTTTAAAGCTGGTAAACAACGGAGTGTAGTCGTTTCCTAATCTCAATGAACTGAGAGCATCGGCATCAACATCTTCAATGTTATCAATAATTGTATGAATTACACTGTTTTTAACTACTTTAGCAGGAGGATTAATTAGCACAGGCATTGTAAAAGTCATTGTACTAATATCTATTATATCATCTACTCCGCTAGGAATTGCTCTCATACTCCAGGTGCTAGCAATTAGTTCTACATAGCTCAGTGTACTCCAGTCCATTGGATTATTACTTGTATGAATGTTAAGTGTTGGATTAAATAGCACCAATATCTGCTCCAGCATTTGTAATTTTTGTTCTGTATTTGATGTCCACAAATCAACCTGCATGTTCAGTGTGTATGGAACTGGTTGATGTCTTTGAATACTATAAGCATTGCCTACTTCATTTTCATAACTGTTGGTAGCTTCATTATATTTCTTTTCGTATACAGGTACAGTCTCTTCGTACTGCGAAAATGTTCTCATTTGTGGAGCAACTTCTAAACCCGTTACATGACAACTGATAAAAGGAGTTGTTTGCAACATGTTTTCCGAATTCTCTCTTACTATATGAGCCGCCATTCTACTTACATCACCATACCGTACAGGAACAGTTTGATAAACTAGTTCGCCAGCTTCGTCAACGTGCATTGCTACTTGAAAGCCTGCAAATATTCTTATAAACTGTTGAATATATCTGCGAAGTTGTTTATCATAAAAGTAAGGAACTGCCGTTAGTTTTGATGTTTCGTATGCCATTATGTATTATCCGGTTTAGGTTTAATAACTTCACTTAGTGGAGTTTGTTCGTTGAATTCTCGATCATCAATTACTGTAGTTCGATTGTTGTTGATGTAATCACTTGCATTGTATGTCTTGTCTGTCCAAGTTTTATCTGTAATGTTGTCATACAATCTATGCCATCTACTGCCTCTTCTAACAAATAGTCTATTTGGATTAAAATCATTTCGTATAAAATAATCACCTTGATTAGGATCAGTTGGAAATTGATCACCACTTGCAATTGTTTCACCGTGGTCGTATGAATTGTCTTGGTTTACAAGTCCTCCACTTGTTGCATGATCATAACCAAACAAATGTGTGGTTAAACTCGTTCCGTTTGGATCTTGAAGATCCGCGGCTTCAACAATAGCATCACTTATATTAAATTCACTCTTATACGTACTGACGTCATTTTTAAGACTTTCACTATCCTTACTGTCTCCTAGAATATCATAGTACTCTTGGCTGTCTGTTAATGGTGATAGTTTAACCCTCCAAATATGAGGATACCATGTTTGGCTAAATCCTTCAGCACCTCTGTTTGCATCATTTACTACATAATATTTGTTAATAGCTTTCCTGTCATTGCTCAGTAATAGTGCATCTCTGAGATGAGGTAGTTCAAGCACATCACCTGGCATAAGTTTTCTTCCAACAACTTCTACCATTTCGTTAATATGGAAAGTCATATACAATTGATCATTACTTAAAAATAAACCAAATTGTGTCAAATCAAAATCTGTATCTTGTACATTGTATACTCCACGTAAATCATAAACGTCTTTATCATACTTTCTATCTCTGTTTTCCATAAACAGTAAATCTTGTACTTTGGTTTCATTTAATAAACCTTCTACATTAATAAATTCACCGTTTAACGGATCAACTTCACTACCTGCCATGTAATTAGGTTGTGAAGGATCTTTTTTATCAGGCATGGCGGCAGGACCTATATATTTGTGTACATGCACACCTGTACCACCTACACTGAATTGTTCACGAATACTTCTATCCATAAAGTAGTAATCATTGGTTTTTGTCGGTTTATAAACGCTTAATCGTGGCATACGTATATTTAGCTGGTTTTACACAGGTTGACAAATAAGTAAAAGATGCTATAATAGTAGAAACATCAGGAGAGAGTAATGGCAATATCTGTTCGCAAAGCAAAGAAGAAACTAGCAAGGCGTAGTGTAAAAGGACTACAGGCGCCTGGATATGACGGCTGGGAAAAATTAGATGGTTCAAAGTTTAGTAGAATGAAACGAGGTAATAGTGACTTCTATTACATGAACTTTAAACATACAGACAACATTGAACATATTTTTACTTGGATGAAAGAAAATAGTTATAGTAAATCTGAGATTGCAAATGCAAAGAAAGCCGCCAAGTTCGAAGGGCTAGTAGGCATATATTGTAAAATGTTACTTGATGGTTGTCCTGACTACAATGAAAAAGAACAAGAATATTGGCAAAGTTGTCCAGGTACTAGTGGTGATATACATCCAATGACTGATTATATTAAACCTAAGATTGCTGAACTTATTGAAAAAGGCAAACACATTGCTGAAGTAAAAAAAGCTGACGATAAGAAAAAGAAAAATATTTACATACCTACTATACAGGAAAGAGTAGAAGAAGCAACACAAGATAAAATGGAAGAATTTGAACAATGGTTGGATGATTGGCTAAGAGACAGTAAGGCAGTACAATTAATTAAAAAGAATCCTTTGTCTTATTTCAAAAAACACGAAATGAATTTAGGACATTTACGTTTCGTAGATCAATATTATAGAGGTAGCTATGAAGAATTACAAGAGCTATTAAATCTTCCTGCACCTAATAAACGTGATGAAATGCAAAAGCAACTTGCTGAAGGATACGAACACTACAGTAAAAAAGAAATTAAAGATCTATTTGATTTTTACAAGCGAGTTTTTGATGGTATTGAAATTATCAAAGCAGAGAAAAAACAAACAAGAGCTATACGTAAGCCAAAACAAAAGTCCGCGGCAGAATTGGTTAAAAAATTAAAGTTTAAACCATACGACGGAGATTTTGGTCTTAGCAGTATACCACCAGCAGATATCATTGATAGCACAGTATTGGTTGTATTCAATATTAAAAATAGAAAAATTGGCATATATCATGCTGAAGAACATGCAACATTCAAAGTTAAAGGCACAACATTACAATTCTTTGATAGTAATAAGAGTGTACAAAAAACAGTACGTAAACCAGACGAAGTATTACCTCAGTGGAAAAAGATTACCAAACACAAACTAAAAGCACAATTTGGATATCTTAAAACAACTGAAACAAAACTGAATGGCAGATTTAATGCTGACACTATAATATTAAAAGCATTCAAGTAGTATAAATACTTGTATGGCACTTAGAGACGATTTAGTAAAAGAAATAGAACTACGACTTGGTGGACAGATGGTTGATGTAGAACTTGACCCTGAACATTATGATGTGGCTATTAAAAAAAGTTTTGAAAAATATAGACAACGCAGTGAAAATGCTCTTGAAGAAGCATTTGTATTGTTAGAGCTTACTAAAGATATAAGTGAATACACATTAGATAATGATGTAGTAGATGTATATGATGTTTATAGAAGAACAAGTGGAACATTAAACAGTGGTGGACAAGGTGATATAGAACCATTCGAAACTGCATATCTTAACAATTATCTATTATACAGTGGTAGAGCAGGTGGTATGGCAGTGTATGATGCACTAAGTCAACACAGAGAAACACTAGGTAAACTGTTTGGAGAAAACTATACGTTTACTTTTAATACAGTCACTAAAAAACTTTTATTACATAGAAAAGTAAAAGCAGATGATACAGTATTCATTCATGCTTACAAACAAAGAAGCGATGAAGAACTGCTTACTGATCCGTATTGTGCTCCTTGGTTAAAAGATTATGCACTTGCACACAGTAAGTTAATACTGGCAGAAGCACGTGGAAAATTTAATACTATTGCAGGCCCACAAGGTGGGACTAGCCTTAATGCAGATGCATTGCGTATGGATGCACAAGCAACATTAGACAAACTGGAAGATGATCTCAAGTACTATGCAGAAGGACAAGCAGGACTTGGCGTTATTATCGGTTGACAATAAACTCTAACTACATTATTATTATTTTATGATTATAGGAATATGCGGACTAATCGGTAGCGGTAAAGGCACTGTTGCAGATATACTTGTCGAAAATCACCAATTCAAAAAACTTAGTTTTGCTGACAAACTTAAAGACGGTGTCGCAAGTGTATTTGATTGGGATAGAGATATGTTAGAAGGCGACACAGATCGTAGTCGTATTTGGCGAGAAAAAGAAGACGAATTTTGGACCACCGAAACTGGTATGTCTGTTACACCACGTTTAGTGCTACAACTGTTTGGCACAGACTGTATGCGTAATGGCTTCTTTGATGGTATTTGGGTAAGTTTAGTTAAACAAAAAATATTAGAAAATCCAGATACAAATTGGGTAATACCTGATGTACGTTTTCCAAATGAAGTAAAAATGATTCAAAGTGTACAAGGTCAAGTGTGGCAAGTACGCAGAGGAGAATTACCTGGTTGGTTTATTGATAAACGTGATAATGATATTGATCCATTAACTGTACATGCTAGTGAGTGGGCATGGATAGATAAAGATACTGCTTTTAACCAAATAATACAAAATGATGAAAGTTTAGAACAATTATTAAGTACAGTACAACAAATAATTAACTACTAGGTTAACCTCCATAACCCCCCAGATATATAGCTACTTTGGTAAATACTTGTAGAAACTAACTTATCAGAGGAGCAAAATTATGGCAACTTTAGTATCTCCAGGCGTAAATGTTTCAGTAGTAGATGAAAGTGCATACGGTGCCCCAGGTGCTGGTACAGTTCCACTACTACTAGTAGCAACACGTCAAGACAAATCAGATCCTACTGGTAGTGAAGCAGACGGTATTGCAAAACAAACAAAGAGTGCAGTTGCTGGTAATGTTGTGAAAGTGACAAGCCAGAGAGAACTTACTCAGTTTTTTGGTAATCCAATTTTTACTACAAGTGGAACATCAATAGTACAAGGCAGTGAAACCAGTGAATATGGCTTAATGGCGGCGTACAGTTACTTAGGACAAGGTAGTCAAGCATTTATTGTACGTGCAGATTTGAATCTTGCACAACTTGATGCGACTACAACAACTCCAACTAGTCCATACTCAACTGCAAATGGTCTTTGGTTAGACACAGACGCAAGCAGATACGGTATTCACGAATGGAGTGCAACAAACAATTCATGGGAAAATAAAATTCCAACAGTTGTAATTAATGCAACAGGCGCACAAGCACCAATAGATGGTGACGCTACATTTAACCCAAATTCATTAGCAACACCAAGTGCCGCAACTAACGACACATATCTTGTTGTTCTTCATGTTGACAATGAAATTGCAACTACCGCCGCTAGACAAATGAGTTTACAATACTTTCACGGCACAGGCGGTGCATGGGAATTAATTGACAACAGTTTAGCCTCAGGTACTGCAACATACGACGAACATTACAGTGCACCAGGCTCACCAGCCGCTGGTGATATTTGGATTAAAACTACAAGTGCAGGTAACGGAATTGATCTTAAATTCTTTGCATACAGTAGCACAAGCACAGCATTTTTAGCAAAAACAGTACAAGGTATCAGCACAACACAAACTGACGGTGCTGGCGCAATTGGTGACTTTGTACCACAAGATGGTTCAAGTGCAACTGTATTAAGTGCAAGTACAGCAGTAGTTGGCAATTTATTGTTAGACCAACAAGCAAATACACGTGGTACAATTATAGTAAGAGAAGTAGTAACTGGCGGTGCAGTAGGTGCATTAACAACACCTGACCTCCAAGTCCAAGCTAATACTCCAACAGCCACAGCGGCGACTGGACAGTATTGGCATGATGCTACAATTAATGACTTAGATATATATGAAGTTGACAGTGGTTTTGCACGAAAGAGTGCTTCATATAGCACAACTGCTCCAACCTCACCAAGTGCAGGAGATATCTGGGTAGATACTTCATTAGCAGGTAAAGGTCAAGCTAACGAACGTGCTTATCCAAAACTGTACAAGCGTAACGCAGGAAACAGTGCATGGGTATTACACAGTAATACAGATCAAACAACTTCCAATGGTGTTTTATTTGCAGACATTACTGATACAGCAAGTGATAATAGTAATGGTGGTAAAGCAACTACAATTACTGGAGCACCTAGCAGTGTAGTATATCCAGCAGGCATGCTTGTTGTCAATATGGCGCAAAGTGCAAACACAGTGCGTAAATGGAATGGTACCGCATGGAGAAATGGTGTAGGTAATCATGCTGACGGTAGTGGTAAGTTTGGTAGATTTGCACAACGAGGTGTTGTTGCTGAAAGTCTTCAAGCTAAAGCCGCAGGTTCAGATCTCAGAGATCCGCAATTTGCATTTAGTTTGATTGCGGCACCAGGTTATCCTGAACTAGTTGACGAAATGGTAAACTTAAACAGTGATAGAGGCGAAACAGCATTTATTATTGTTGATTCACCAATGCGTAAATCACCTACTGATGTAGTAAATTGGACAAACAACGCAGGAAGTGCAACAGAAAACGGAGAAGATGGACTAGTAACTAAAAATACATTTTCCGCAGTGTACTATCCAGCAGGACAAACTACAGAACCATTAAATGGAAAAACTGTAACAGTACCACCGAGTCATATGGCACTATTCACATATGCATTTAACGACAATATTAGCTTTCAGTGGTTCGCTCCTGCAGGTCTAACTAGAGGTGTTGTGCAAAATGCAAGTGCAGTTGGACATATTACTACAGAAAATGAATTCAAGGCTGTAAGTTTGACTCAAGGACAACGTGATGCAATGTATACAGTTAAATTGAATCCTATAACTACATTCCCTGGACAAGGAACTGTAATTTTTGGACAAAAATCACTACACAGTACTACAAGTGCTCTTGATAGAGTGAATGTTGCAAGACTAGTAGCATATCTCAGAGAAAGATTTGATGTACTGGCTAGACCATTCTTGTTTGAAATCAATGACGAGCAAACAAGAGGTAGAGCAAAAGTAGCATTTGAAAGATTCTTAGCAGATATTTTAAGTAGAAGAGGCTTAAATGACTTTGCAGTGGTTTGTGATACAAGCAATAACACACCAGCAAGAATAGATAGAAATGAATTTTACGTAGACGTAGCAATTGAACCTTCAAAAGCGGCAGAATTCATTTATATTCCAATTAGATTGGTGAATACGGGCACATTAAACGCAACAAACTAAAATAATTAACATAATACTTAATTAGGCACTCTAGGGTGCCTATTTTTTTGAGCAAAAAATATAAATACTGTTAGCCGGTATTATGAGGAGATTCAAATGGCAGTAATTACAACACTAGGTGTTCCAGACAACAGCGGAAACACAACAACAATAATGCCCAAACTACAATATCGTTTTAGGGTAACATTTATAGGCGACGGCTTCACCGCAACTCCTACAAGGAGTGTAATCAGTGTGAGTAGACCAAACATTTCACACGACGAAGTATTATTAGACACATATAACAGTAGAATTTATCTAGCAGGTAAACATACCTGGGAACCAGTCACTGTAACATTACGTGATGATGTAGATAGTATTGTACTAAGAGAATTAAACAATCAACTTAATAGACAAGTTGACCATGCAAATCAATCAAGCACAAGAAGTGGAGCTGGTTATAAGTTCCAAATGCTTGTAGAAACACTAGATGGTGCAAATCCAACACCAGGTGTACTTGATAAATTTGAACTTGCAGGTTGCTATATTCAAAATATTACATATGGCGAAATGGCGTATGCAAGTAGTGAACAAGTTCAGATCACTGTATCAGTTCGTTACGATAATGCAGAAATTTTTGATGCGGCAGGTAATGCAACATTAACTGGAGAAACACCAGATCAAACATTAAGTAATGCTACAGGTGCAGGCACACAGTCATAGGGTTTAGCGAATGGCAATTTATAATACCGGTCCATACAATGCCGCCGCTGAAAAATTCGGAATAGATTCCGATTTACCTACTCAGACACCTCGATTAAAGTATAATTTTCAAATAGAATTTATTCTAAATGAAAATGTGGTGATGGAAGATGATAGTTTTGGTAAACAGTTTATATTTGATAGAGTAGTAAGTGTTGGATTACCTGACGTTGATTATGGAATTACACCTGTAAATCAATACAATAGAATAAGACATGTTCCAACTAGAATGCAGGTAGGTGCAGTGCCTGTAGTATTTTATGACACAAAAGACAATCAATTTCAAACACTAATGAAAGCATATGCTGGTCATTACTTTCATGGACATGACTTAGACACTAGTAACTTCAACGAATATCAAACTATCCAGTCGCAATTTGGTGCAGGCATAACACATCCGTTTGGTGCTCAGGCAGTACCAACAAGCAGTAGATTTTTCTTTGAAGAAATTAGAATACACAATAGAGATTCTGCACAAGGTGGTAGGTCATTTGCATTGTATAACTGTATGATTACAGCAATTAATCATGATACACTAGCACATTCTGATAGCCAACCAATACAGTATTCAGTACAATTTCAACCTGAACATTTTAATGTGGGAACAATTAGCAATAGTGCAGGAGAGGAAGCAATTGCAAAAAGTGCGGCAATAAATCCTATAGCAGGTAATGTAGCAAACAGGACACCAATATTGCAACAAGGTTTAGCAATGGGTACAGAGGTAGTAGAATCGTTTGGTAGAGCATTTGATGGTGTACCTGGTGTAAATGAAGTGGTTCGAGAAATTAACGGAAAAACAAGGATTGTTCCAAAAGGTCTACCTGCTGACCCTAGTTTAGATGTAGGACCAACCTAAAAAGTTCTAGATAAATACTACTAGAATGGCACATAAATTTCAACAAGGTATATATGAAGTACGCAATCCAAGCAAATATATTGGAAAACATAGACCACGATATCGTAGTGGATGGGAATTAAAGTTTATGCGTGTGTGTGATACTCATCCTAATATACTAGCGTGGGCAAGCGAAAGTCATCGTATACCTTATAGGAATCCAGCTACAGGCAAAAACACACATTACGTACCAGACTTTTTTATCATATACGAAGACAAAAATAAAAATCGTAAAGCAGAAATGATTGAAATCAAGCCAGCTGGACAAACACTTGCATATGCTAAAGGCACAGTGCAAAAAGCACAAGCAATAATAAATGAAGCGAAGTGGCAGGCGGCAAAACAATTTTGCATAAGACAGGGTGTAGGATTTAGAGTGCTTACTGAAAATGAATTGTTTAACAATCCTAAGAAAAGGAAGACAGCATGAATAAAAAAATTGAAGATGTTTTTGACTTACCGCCCGTTGAAACTGATGTTAATTCACAATATCCAACAGACAAAGAAGAAGAAGACATGGGTTTGGATCTAACCAAAATGCAACAACAATTAGATATAGCAGATAAAATAGATTCAGCACTTCCAATGGTAAGAGATCTTGAATCATTGGATAGTGATATGGATAATTATGCAGGTCAGGCAATGAATGCATTTAAAGATCTTATGGATCTAGGACAAAATGTAGAAGATAGGCATGCGGCTGGTGTATTTGATGTTGCAAGTAAAATGATGACCAATGCTATTACAGCAAAAACAGCTAAAATGGACAAAAAATTAAAAATGGTTCAATTGCAAATACAAAAAGCAAGACTAGACCAACAAGGAAATAAGGCAAGTTTAGAACCTGTACAAGGTGAAGCAGAGGAGTTTGAAGATCGAAATGCTTTGATAAATGCTGTAATTCAAAAAATGGATAACTCTGATAAATAATTACAATGAAGGAAGTCGCTATGAAAAGTTTAAAACAATATCTAGTAGAATCTGAAAAGACTTACGAATTTAGACTTCGTAGTCTACATGAAATCTCAGATGAAAATATGGATCGTATTGAATCACATATGAAAAAATACAACATGGAAAGCATGGGAGCGCCTAAAAAAACAGTAATGCATAGACCACGTGGTTTTGCAGACGTTGGTGCTAGAGAAGTTTATATGTATGATATCAAAACAAAATTACCTGTTACTCCAAATAGTTTACAAGAAGAAATTGCAAGTATCTGTGGACATAGCATAGGTGAAATGATAGTAAACAATATGAATGAATCTGAAGAACTTTGGGAAGGCGATGAAGATAAAGATGCAGATGAAGAAGCTAACAGTGTATTAGCAGACGGCGAATATAAAGATGCAGAAAAAATCAAAGTAGAAGATCATTACGGTGATGCTTACAATGAAAAAATGATAAAGAATGCTCCTAGGAAAGAGCTACAAACAGAATACAAGGTGTGAAAAATGAATTTAGATGACTTAATCAAATTAGCAGGAGTTGCAAAGTCACAAGCAGACACACCAGTGCAAGAACAACCAGTTGACGAAACTGATGGTATGAGAACATTAATTGCATTGGTTACTCCAGAGCAATTAAATCAATTACAAGGTGATGCTCCTATGGCAGAAGAAATGCCTGGTGAAGCAACCACTGAACCAAATCCTCAAGAATACGAAGGAAGACTAGGAAGTCCTGCGGATCTTAGTTTACGTAGATATTTAGGTGCAAACGGTGATGTTGTAAAAATGGAAAACGTTTATCCTGATCATAAAGTTGAAGAAATTTCTGAAGCTTGGAAAGATTTTAAAGAAGGCAAAGGTTCAAAACCAGATTACATAGATATAGATGGCGACGGTGACAAAGAAGAGTCAATGAAAAAAGCCGCCAAAGATAAAAAAGCAAAAGCTGATGAATCTGTTGAAGAAACAAAAGTAGCAGAAGAGCCAAACGAGGCAAACAAATTTATCAAAGCAAAAATTGATGCTGAAGAGGATGGCGATGACAGCTTCACAGTAGACGGAAAGAAATACAAAGTAACTGACAGTGAAGATTTAGTAAGACTAAGACAACTTGCTGGTGCACAACAAGTCCAAGAAGAACCAAATGAAGCAGGTCCTAGTTATCCAGGTGAATATGATTATATGGATCCAAAGTATATGAATCTAGATGGTTCAAGTAAAGTTGAGTCGGGTGCTGTTGCAAAAATTATGGCTAAACATCCACAAGACGTTGCCAAAATGAAGGCAACTGGTGATTTAGATAGCGGTTCTGATTTAATGATGGATTTGATGGATTATTATTCAGACGAAATGCCATACGGTACAATGAAAGCCAGAGACGGTGATCCAGTAGAATGGATTATGAATAAACTAGATGACATGGATATGTTGGAAAGTAAAGTTGCTGAACAAGAAGCTGAAGTAGTAGAAGATGAAAACATCAACATGCTTAAGACGCTAGCAGGAGTATAATTATGCCAACACCGCAAGAAATGAGAGTCCAACGCACATTTGATAAAGCAATGGATCAAATCAACAACTTACAAAAAGTATTCCGTGATGAAGGAATGATGGCTAAAGCAGTAGTTGACATTGGCGGTAATCAAGACTTTGGCGCTATACAGGAAGCATTTGACAATTTATACGGCGCACTAGAAGATGCACACTATGATGCAATGGCACACATTGATGTAGAAAATAAAAAACAAGAACTTGGTATGAATAAAGAGCCAGTAGCAGAATTACAAACTGGTGATGATGTCAAAGAAGATGATGAAGAAATACAAGCTATTCCCTCTAAAGTTGTAGAACTTGCAGGTGATAGTATATGGGACAGAGACGGCTCAAATCCAAAATCAGTAAAAGTATCAAAAGTATCTATTCTAGACCCATATAGTGGATCAGATCCATATATGAGTGATGACGAAGATGATGGCTACAGAAAAGTAGATGTGGAACATGATGGCCCATGGAGTATATACACAGACAGTGGTTTTGAAGCGGCAATTAGTAAAATGGTTGGTTTTGAAGTTAGTTTTACAGAACAAGGCATGCAAGAAGATGGTATGGCTAGTATGGAAGGCACAATGGGCGATGCTATGGAGTCTGTAAGTGTTACCGAAGGATATGAAGGTAAAGTATTAGGCATTCTAAAAAAAGAAGGCATTGATGCATATTTTAGTGGTGGTAAATTATATGTTGACCAAGCTGATATGTCAGAGGCAAAAAGTATATTAGCTGACAATGATGATATAAAAGAATTACCAGATATGGTTGCAGAAACACTACATGAAGGTGGTTGTGGTTGTGATGCATGTGCAGACAAAAAACAAAAAATGTCAGCAGACGATGAGCTCCAACTATTACTAAAACGTGCAGGAATAAGATAATGAAAAGTTTAAAAGAATATATGACAAACGAAGACAGTGTAGATTCAATGAAGCATGATAAAATAAATGATATGTTCCTAGCACTTGAAAGACTAAATGACGAATACGATGAATTAGAACAAATGGATAGAGAAGAGACTGCTAGTGGCGTTGGTGATTTAACAGACCAACTTACAACAATGGGCAAACTAATAAGTGGATTGTATGCAGTGCTAGATAGAAGTTCAAAAATTGTACCAATGGAAAGCACAGAAGAAGTAAAAGAAGCAGTTGACCAAGCATTAATTGATCAAGTAGTTGATGAAATTAGAAGAGATATAGAATTTGGTGACGTAACAGCAATAGAAGAATTGCTTATGAGTGTACCAGAACCCAATCTAAGAGGCTTCTTATCAGAAGTCGGAGAATCAGTTAACGAAGAAGTAATTAGAATAAGAGCTGTAAAAGATAAAGAAGATCTTAAACTACCTACCACAGGAATTAACAGAAAATTTGATGGCCCGGATGCAAAAGAGCATGCCGCCAAAGCAAAAAAACAATTTGAAAAAGACGGTTATCATGTTGTTTATGAAACAGATTCAAAAGATTTAGAATACCTAAAAAAATTAGCAGGCATTTAACACTAGGGGCTATGGAAACATAGCCTCCTTTTTTTGCAGATAAGTACTACTATGAGTGTAGATACCAATTTAATCAAAAAACCCTACCAAAGAGAAAAGTTCACAAATAAAGAACTAGAAGAACTTGTGAAGTGTACACAAGATCCTACACACTTTCTGTTGGAACATTGTTATATACAACACCCTACTAAAGGAAGAATGAAATTCAACCTATATGATTACCAAGAACGGTTAGTTGATGTTTATCATAACCATAGATTTAGTATTGCTATGTTGCCAAGACAGACAGGTAAATCTACTTGTGCGGCAGGATATTTGTTATGGTATGCAATGTTTAAACCAGACAGCACAATTCTTATTGCGGCACACAAGTACAGCGGTGCACAGGAGATTATGCAACGTATTAGATTTGCATACGAAACACTGCCTAATTTTGTACGTGCAGGTGTAACAGCATACAACAAAGGAAGTATGGAATTTGATAACGGAAGTCGTATTGTAGCACAAGCAACAACTGAAAACACAGGACGTGGTCTATCACTTACCTTAGTATACTTAGACGAGTTTGCATTTGTCCCACCAAGAATAGCACAAGAGTTTTGGACATCTTTGTCACCTACACTATCAACAGGTGGTAAGTGTATGATTACAAGTACACCAAACCAAGACAATGATCAATTTGCACAGATATGGAAACAAGCAACAAAAACAATGGATGAATATGGTAATGAACAAGAACTAGGAATTAACGGTTTTAAAAGTATTAAAGTAGATTGGCAAGAACATCCAGATAGAGATGAGGAATGGGCTAAAGAAGAAGCCGCCAAAATAGGTGAAGAACGTTTTAGACGTGAGCATGGTTGTGAATTTATTACTGCTGATGAAACATTAATTAACCAATTAAAACTAGTATCAATGGAAAGTATTGATCCACATAAACGCACAGGGCAAGTAAGATGGTACAAACCTATTGTAAAAGGACGTACATACGTTATCGGATTGGATCCTAGTTTAGGTACTGGCGGAGATAATAGTGCTATACAAGTATTTGAGATGCCAGGTATGAAACAAGTAGCAGAATGGATGCACAATAAAACGCCAGTCACTGATCAAATTAGAATACTTAAAAGTATAGCACAAAGCATACAAGAAGAATCACCAGATAGTGAAATTTATTGGAGTGTTGAAAACAATACACTTGGAGAAGCCGCTCTTGTAGTAATTGCTGAAATGGGCGAAGATAATATACCAGGAACTTTTATCAGTCAACCTAGAGCGGCAAACAGAGCATATAGAAAAGGTTTTACAACTACAAACAAAAGTAAATTAGCGGCTTGTAGTAAATTCAAAAATTGGATTGAAACTGATAAGATGACAATTTACAGTCATGTGCTTTTACAAGAAATAAAAACATTTATAGCAAGAGGAAGTAGTTACAGTGCTAAAGATGGTGAAAAAGATGATTTAGTAATGGCTGTGTTATTGGTAGTTAGAATTGCACAGCAAATTGCACAATATGACGAAAATGCATATGATGAACTTCGAGATACCTTCAGTGATGAGGAAGCTGTTGAACCTATGCCATTTGTGTTTCTAACATAAATACATTAAAGGATATGTTATGATTAATAGTGATACTATTGCAACTGATATTTTTAAAATTTTAAAAGGCAGTGGACAAGTTGTAAAACTTTTTACTGACGAAGGAGAAAATACAATCGATCAAGCTAAAGCTAGAAGATTTTATATGCCTAACTTGGGTAGTATGGTAAACCTTGATGAAACAGATAGTAAACGTGAATTAAGAGTAAGTATTAATCGTAATACAGAACTTAGTGAATTAAAAGATACATTAGATCAATTAAAAAAATTAGCAAACAGGAGTATAATAGAGTATACACTTAAAGGTTTTACAAAACGAATAACTCCGAAAGACCAAGATTACCAAGCACAAAAGGTGAGAGACATGAAAATAGAAGAAGGTATTAGCCCTGCTTATGGTACTAGCAAAAGCAGTTATCAAAAGTTAGAAAGTGCTAAACTTATTATTAAACACACAAAACCAGTGAACGAAGAATCACGTGGAAGTAGAAGTAGGAACATCAATGCAATCTATATTGAAAATGCAGATGGTGAACGTTACAAAATGCCAACAAACAATCTAGCAGGTGGAAGAGCCATGCTTAGACATGTAAAAGAAGGTGGCATACCACATGATGAATTTGGAAAACATATTCAAGAACAAACTGTAGAACTAAAAAAACTTAAAGAGTTTGCAAACTACAGTAAACGCAACAACTTGGTAAACGAAGATACAGCAGATATTGTGGAAGCAGTCTCTAACCGCATTGCTAGTATCAGAGAAACAATTAATAGGATTAAAGGCGTCAAAGCATATAATGAAGCAAAAGATGCATTTGAAGCAAAAGAAGTAAAAATTAATGAAACAGATCGCAACAAACTACGCAGTCAGTTTACAGTGCGTTCATTTGATGAAAGTTTAGATGAAGCACTACCGTATGTAAATGCATTAGTCAAAGAAATGAAAGCTATTCGAGAAGCTGATGAATTTGCAACACAAACATTAAATGACCTTATTAGTACAATAGACAAAATGGATACAGTTAGACTACGTAAGGGCACTAATGTAAAAAGTGATCCAGAGAATCCGTTGGTAAGTAAAAAACTTGCAAACATGCCAATTAACACACAGTTAGGTGCAGTAGCAAGTTATTTGAGTACTGTTATCGATGGTGGTAAGGATCAGGATCAACTTTCAATTTTACTTGCAAGATTTGATGATGTGGTTGACAATGTTAAAGATGGTGCTATGCTTAAGAAAGCAATCGGTGCTATTAAAACATTAATGCCCAAGTTAACTGCAACAGCAAGTGAATCTACAGGTGTAGCTAGTGATGAATACTACAAACAAACATTCGAAGGTATATTTAACAAATACGAATTTAATAAACTTTTTGGTTGACAACAACACTAATTACACATATACTAGTGACTATACGTAAGTAGTCACGAGGCATACTTAGGCATAACATAGGCAAAATATAGGAGAAAAACTATGGCAACATTGGCAGAAATTCGTGCAAAATTGCAAGAGCAAGAATCAAGCGGCGGACGAGGTTCGCAAACAGGTGGCGATAACGCTATCTTTCCATTTTGGAATATCCCAGAAAATTCAACAACAGTACTTCGCTTTTTACCAGATGGTGATACAAGCAATACTTACTTTTGGCGTGAGCGTCAAATGATTCGTTTAGAATTTGCTGGCATTAAAGGACAAGCAGATAGCCGTAAGGTTACTGTAAACGTTCCATGTAATGAAATGTGGGGACCAGTGGGCAGTTGTCCAGTACTATCAGAAGTACGCCCTTGGTTTAAAGATCCTAAACTTGAAGATATGGGTCGTAAATATTGGAAAAAACGTTCGTATGTTTTCCAAGGCTTTGTAACTGAAAGCAGTTTACAAGAAGATACTACACCCGAAAATCCTATCCGTAGATTCGTTATTAATCCAAGCATTTTTAATATTATTAAAGGTGCACTAATGGATAGTGACTTTACTGAACTTCCAACGGATATTGAGCAAGGTACTGACTTTCGTCTTACTAAGACAACTAAAGGTCAATATGCAGACTATTCAACTAGTAGTTGGGCTAGGCGTGAACGTAGCTTAGATAGCAATGAGAGAGCGGCAATTGATTCGCATGGCTTGTTTAATCTCAATGATTATCTTCCAAAGCAACCAAGTGAAGAAGAACTTGGTGTAATTGGTAAAATGTTCGAAGCCAGTGTAGATGGTCAAATGTATGATCCAGATTTATGGAGCAATTATTATAGACCAGCCGGAGTGCAACTTCCACAAAGTTCTGCTTCGAGTGCGCCAGCACCTAGTGCACCAGCACCACAAGCGGCACCTGCTCCAGTAGCAGAAACTCCTGCTCCAGTTACTCCACCTGCACAACAGGAAAAAGTAGCAGAAGCAGTGGCGGCAACTGCGCCAGCTAGTGCTGAAGGTGAAAAGCCAAGTGCCCAAGACATTTTGGCGGCAATTAGAAATCGCAACAACTAATCATTAAAAACTATTCGTAGGCGGCATATAGTCGCCTACTGTGGCTTTATGGAGAAATTAATGGCAAAACCTTTTGACGTAAGTAAATTCCGCAAAAGTATTACAAAGAGTGTACCTGGACTCAGTAGCGGATTTAGAGATCCTGACACATGGATCTCAACAGGTAATTATACACTGAACAAATTAATTAGTGGTGATTTTAGCAAGGGTGTACCCCTTGGCAAAGTTACAGTATTTGCAGGTGAATCGGGTGCAGGTAAAAGTTTTATTTGTGCAGGTAACTTAATTAGAGAAGCACAAAAGCAAGGTATCTTTTGTGTGCTTATTGATAGTGAAAATGCACTAGATGAAAAATGGTTACAAGCACTAGATGTAGATACTAGCGAAGATACATTAATGAAACTTAATGTAGCAATGATTGATGAAGTTGCTAAAGTTATCAGTGAGTTTATGAAAGACTACAAAGCAAGTTATGCTGACAAGGAAGATGAAGATCGACCTAAAGTATTGTTTGTAATTGACAGTTTAGGCATGATGCTTACTCCTACAGACGTAGATCAATTTACTAAAGGTGATATGAAGGGTGACTTAGGTCGTAAACCTAAAGCACTTACTGCACTTGTAAGAAACTGTGTAAACATGTTTGGTGATTATAATGTAGGATTAGTTGCAACTAACCATACATATGCATCGCAGGATATGTTTGATCCAGATGATAAGATCTCAGGTGGACAAGGCTTTATCTATGCATCAAGTATTGTTGTTGCAATGCGTAAATTGAAACTCAAAGAAGATGAAGATGGCAACAAAGTTACTGATGTTCGTGGTATTAGAGCGGCGTGTAAAGTAATGAAAACACGTTTTGCTAAACCTTTTGAAAGTGTACAGATCAAAATTCCATATGAAACAGGAATGAATCCTTACAGTGGATTTGTTGATTTATGTGAAAAACTTGAACTTCTAAAGAAAACTGGTAACCGTTTGGAGTATACAAGTCCAGTTACTGGTGAAGTACTAACACAATTCCGAAAAGCATGGGAATCTAATACAGAAGGATGTTTGGATCTCATAATGACCGAATGGGGTAAAAAAGACTTACCTGAGCTAAATATCCAGGAACAAGAAGTCTTACTTGAGGAAGAATTAGTACATGAAAATGAGTGATTCAGAGGTAGCCGCATACATTGATATGTGGCTATCTATTAAAACTTATATAAACGTCAAAGACAGAGAAATCGCTTGCGAAAAGTTTCTATCAGTAATTAATGAAAACATCTGCGATTTAAGCGAAGTAGGAGATGAATGGTTTGGATTTGACTCAACACTTGACAGAGTAATCAGAGACAGTTATTATGAAGATGTATATGATAACATGGATGAAGACTCAGATGAATATGATGATTGGTAAATGAGCTGGTATAGCAAAGTACGCCAGGATATAGCTAATATAGTTCCTGCAATTCAACATTTTGAAACTCAACTAAACGAAGCAAGATTAGACTGCGGACTTAAAGGTAACGTAGAAAAACATTCACGTGACATGCCTGGTATAGTTGAATATCGTTTTAATCAGTTACAAGAACTAGAAGCAATCCTAGAATATCTCAATATTGAGATGCGTAAGATAAAAACAAAGCATTACAAAAAATATCTTGAAGGATACAATAAAGCATTATCAAGTAGAGATGCTGACAAATATGCTGAAGGTGAAGATGAAGTAATTGACCAACAACATATTGTTAATGAAGTAGCTCTAATTAGAAATAAGTTTATAGGACTTATAAAAGCTATAGATGCAAAACAATTTCAAATCAACAATATTGTGAAACTCAGAGCGGCTGGCTTAGAGGATGTAAGTTTATGATAGTAGTATTCTGTTTGCCAGGTAATAGCTACAGTGGTGACTTTTTAAAATCATTTACAGGGTTATGGACATGGTGTTTACAAAATAATATCCAACCCGTACTCAGTCAACAACACAGTAGTATGGTAAATTTTGCTCGTTGTTTAGTAGCAGGTGCTGATGTAACACATGGTCCTAAGCAAAAACCATTTAATGGTGGTCATTATGATTATATGATGTGGATAGATAGTGATCAAACATTTACCGTAGAGAACTTCAAAAAACTACTAAGCATGCAATGTGATGTAGCAAGTGGTTGGTATAGTCAACCTCATGGATTTACACCAGTTGTAGAAAAACTGGATGATGCATACTTCGCTAAAAATGGACATTATCAGTTCATAAAAACAGACGAGATGCTAGAACGTAAGTTTGCTTTCAAAGCAGATTACATAGGTTTTGGCTGGGTATTAGTTAAACAAGGTGTATTTGAACAAATGGATTATCCTTGGTTTGCACCAAAAAAACTAAAAATTCCACAAGGGTATGAAATGTGCAGTGAAGATGTTGCTTGGTGTTTGGATGCAAAAGCACTAGGCATAGACATTTATGTAGATCCACAAATACATGTTGGACATGAAAAAATACAAATAATTTAAAAAAAAGACGCATAAAAAGGTTGACAGTAAGAACTCTTGGTGCTATAGTGTATACATAAGCTAAAAAACAACGGAGCAATTAATGTTTAGAATCCCAACAAATTTTAAGATGGAAATGTCCTTTGAGGATGCAACTAAAACAATTAAAAATTGGGGTAGTGGTGATCTTTTACGAGGCATGGAACTTATGAATACTACTTGGGACGACTATGCTAGTGGCAAACTAGCTGATGATTTTGCTGATGATTATGAGTTTTTTGATGCATACGAATATGAATGTAACGCCTATAACAAGGTGTTTGAAGAATTTAAACC